TCATGTCGATGTGAGCTTGTGGTGTGATGGCATTGGGACCCAACGCCTCGGCAAAGATGGCCCCATGCTTCTCGGAATCGAAACCTGGCGCGCTGTGGATATCCCCGACCTGCTTGATGTGTTCGAGGATGATCTGAATCACCTCTCGCTCGTAACCGAGGTTGTGGAGCGCGGGTTCCACATCATCGTTTGGCAGCTTCATGAAACTACCGCCCACCAGCTTCTTGTAGGTCACCACACCAAGAGACGGCTCGCCGCTCGTGGTGGTGGCTCCCATGAGGAAAGAGATGGTGCCGGTTGGTGCCAGGACAGTGACCTGCCCATTCCGGTAGCCGTGCTTCTCCCCGAGATCGACTGCTTCTTTCCAAGCATCGACCGCAGACTCGAAAAGCGCCTGCCAAGGACCGAGGACCGTTGTGATCCTCTTCGCCGCGGTTAGGTGCTTCCGGATGACCTGCTTCATGTAGTGGCCGTTATCGTGCTCGCCATCGCTCTCGGACCAGCCAGGGAAAGGCCCTTGAACCTTGGCGAGACGAGCTGACTGCGCGTAAGCCGTTCCGCCCATGATGGCGGTGATGGCTGACGTGACTGCCCGACCTTCGTTCGAGTCGTAGGGCAGACCCCAGTAGGTCAGCAACGAACCAAGGTTGGTGAACCCAAGACCCAGCGTGCGGTACTTGTGGCTGTTCGTCTTGAGCAGCTCCGATGGATAGGTGCTGGCGTCGACGATGATTTCCTTGGCCGTGATGGCGATCTCCGATGCGTGCTTGAACGCTGGGACATCGAACTGGTTGCCCTTGGCGAACTTGCGCAGATTCAGAGACGAGAGATTGCAGGCCGTGTCGTCGAGGTAGAGATACTCCGAGCAGGGGTTTGAGGCGTTGATGCGCCCAGAAGCTTTGCTGGTGTGCCACTCGTTGGTGACTGTGTCGAACTGGAGACCTGGATCACCGCACACCCAAGCTGCCTTGGAGATCTCCTCCCAGAGCATTCGAGCCTTGTACTTGTGAACGACCTTGCCTGTCTTCACAGCCTTGGTCTCCCACTCCCTGTCCTGCTCGACAGCCAACATGAACTCGTCGGTCACACGCACCGAGTTGTTCGCGTTCTGGAAGTGGACCCGCTCGTAGACGTTGCCAGGCTCGTTGAACTCGGCGCTGTACTTCCCCGTCGAGTAGAGGTCGTGGGCCATCTTCTCTGCATCGGCCTTGCAGGTGATGAAGCCCGGCTTGCCGTTCTTCTGCACCAACACATCGGGATGGCTGATTCCCAACGTCACCATCTTGGCTGCGCGCCTGGTGCCGCCACCAGACTTCGTGACGCCGGCCCAAGCATCGAAGCCCTCCATGAAGCTGACGGGGCCAGAGGCAATCCCACCGCTTGAGAGGTTCTCGTAAGAAGAGCGCAGAGGAGACAGATTCGTCCCGGTGCCTGAGCCCCGCTTGAAGAGCATGACCTCTCGCTTGGCGAGGTCCATGATCTGGTCCATCGTGTCGGTCGCCTTCTGAATGAAGCACGCCGAGCACTGGTGGTCTCGATCAGTCCCGACGTTGTACCAGACGGGGCTGTTGAAGGCGTGCATCCCATGCAAGCCCATGTAGACCAACTCGTCGTAGAACGCTTGCGCGCTATCGGACTTGAACCAGGGCAACATCTCTTTCGAATCCGTCTGATTCGGAGATTCCCCACAGGTTCCCTCGAAGAGGCCCTGCTTCACACCGTTGTATGCCAACCAAAAAGCAACACGATGAAAGAGCTGCCGGGCTGAGTTCTCCTTCACACCCTTGATGTGTCGGAAGTATTGCTTGGCGACGATGTTGGTCTGAGTCTCGCTCCACCAAACCGGAACCTCTACATTGTCCTGCCGAAAGGTCTCCTCGCCTTTCTGGTTGATCAGAATCGCATCTGCCCTCTTCCACTCGACAGTCGAGAAGGGATCGGTGCCCTCGGGGACGAACACTCTTTGGACGTGGATGTACTGCTTCGCTTGCTCTGGAACAGCAACGCTCATGGAACGACCTCCCAATTTTTCTGGCTAGAGAACCCCGAATGCGCGGCAAGACTAAAGCGCCGACACCGGCACCTTATCTCGTCACACGATCGGAGTTTGACGACGCGGTGGCTTCATTTCGGGCATTGGCATCTGCAACGGGTTGAGATCATCCCGCTGAGATCCCTTGCTCGACTGGAGCAGCTGAAGAACGACTTGGTACATCTGTGGGTTTGTACCCTTCATCTTGAGAAGCTCGGTATAGCGTTCGCCATCCGGCATCTTCTCGAGCTCCGTCGTCGCACGACGGGCCAAGTAGGCGACGCTCATCCCGTTCTGCTTCTGCGCGGCCAGCTGGGGCGAGAGCATCTCCGGGGGGATTCCCTCAGTGGGCATCTCCTCGGCGTTCTCTGGGTAGACCGTGGCGCCCTCTGGCATGCCCGGGGCGGCTTGCTCCCCCTGCATGGGCTGCTGCTCGCCACCCGGCCCACCACCGCCCGCGAAGGGGCCCCCCATCTCCTCGGCGCCGGGGACCTGCGCCCCCTGACCCGGTGGCACAGGAGGCGGCATCCCTGCGGCCGTCATGAGCTTCTGCGACTCGATCTGGTACCGGGTCGAGACCTTCATGACCTCGCCCTGGAGCGCGGCCTGGGCCAGCTGCATGCGCCTCTGGTTGTCGAGCTGCTTGTTGAGCTCGGCTCCCTTGTGCTTCTCCTCCGTCACCACGTCGAGATCCATCTCGTCGAGTAGGGTGGTGTCGGAGATCTTCATCGCTTGGTTTGCCTGGAAGACGAGGCCGATACGCTGGAGATCGTCGGCCATCCTGAACCGTTTGAAGTGAATCTTCGGCCGCGGGATCCCCATGTAGCTGGCGATACGCCCGAGGATGAAGTCGCGGCAGAGGATAAGCTGCTCGGTCCGGTAGCCCAAGAACTGGTTCTCGAGCATTCGCATCGAAACGTTGGACCCGGAATACTGAAGACCGCCGAAGACGAATTCAATAGGCACGTGCATGCCGGCGACGATCTGCTCTGACCAGGCGCGCATCTCCTGGTGAAGCATGAGGGCCTTGCCCTCGCCGCCCACGACTTCGTTACCCACGGGCAGTGGCAGCACGGGAATATAGTTCGGGTCTGAGCGCCACTTCTGGATCTCCACTTCAATGCGCCGGCGCCACATACCGAGGTCGGTGGTGGAATATGGGTCGCTCGAAGCCGAGCCCGCTTGCGGGAAGAGGATGCGAAGAGGGACGATGTGCTGCTGCGCAATCGCCTCTTGAGCCTTACGCAGGATCTGGAGGTAGTAGGTATCCTTCAGAACCGGCAGGATGAGCGGCATGCCCCAGCCCATGTCCTTCTGGGCGATGGTGGGCCGCTTGAGGTGGAAGACGTTGTCCTTGGCGAACTTCAGTGTTCGGTTCGCCCGCATCGCCTCGATGAACACGTGTGGTGTGCTCTCGAGGATGTGCCGCTTCCCCATCATCACGTCGTTCTTGAACGAGGTGGGAAGATCGAGGAAGTAGTCGGTCTCGCCAGTGACGTCGTTGTGCTCGACCTTCACGTGCTCTGGGTTCCAGCGCATCGGCCGGATGCCCTTGAGGTTCTTCACGTTGAGGTCAACGATCTTGGCCTCGCCAGAGACGTTGCACTTGTCACAAGCCAAGAAGTACTGAAGGTTCCGGAACTTGTAGTTCGCCTTCTGGACCTTCTGCTCGTACTTGCAGTTCTGGCAGATGAGGTACTTCTCGAAGGGGAAGTGGATGGAGATGAACGCGTTGCCGTAGCAGAAATAGTCGAGCCCCGTCTCGATGAGGAACGACCGCATCTTGATCTTGTTCTCGATGGTGTCTTCCCACCAGTCGCGAAGATCCTGGTCCTTCTCGTCGACCACGATGGCTGTGATCGGGTACTCGGCCATCTTGTAGGTGACCGCGTTGATGAGAGGGCTGGTGAGGAAGTAGTACCTGCACCACTTGAACATCTGCGAGACGCTGCTCGGCAGATAGGTGTGGCCGATATCGAAGAACGGCGAGGGGTAGCGAAGGGAGCCGTGTTGGAGCCCGCCCTCGGTGCGGCCGTGCACAGAATCGAATCTGGTCGTCGCGCCTGCGAATCCGAATGCATCACTCATGAGCCGTACCCCGACACTGGGTCACCATACTGTTCTTGGATGGCCGGGATGGCCTGCGCTTGCCGGCGCTCGCGCAGCATGCGCGACGGGGCGGTGAGAACTTTGGGGGCGATGAGACTGGCGCCAATGCCGCCCACGACAGAGCCAGCGCCTCCCAGAAGCCCGGTCATCTTGGGGCCGAGTTTGCCCGCAGCCGCGAGCCGTCCACCGAGCAGCCTTCCAGCGCCCATACCCACCACACCGCCAGCTACATTGCCGGCGAGATCGAGACCGCGCTCCATTCGACTGCGGCCCTCCCCAGTGGGATCTTCCTTCTTCAAGGCACCTGGAACGCCTGCTGCTGCGAGGCCCACGGTGATGGACTTGCCACCGATTGGAAGCTTGCTGGTGTACTTCCCAGAGCCCATCCAGTTGCCCGTGTCTTTCCATCCAGCTTGGAGAGCGGACTTGAAGCCTTTGCCGATGGCACCGATGATGGCGATCTTCACCATCTCCTCGCTGAAGGCGCGGTACGTGGTTGCGTTCATGCCTGTGCTCCAAGCCATGGCCCGAGGGCAGTCAGCTGCTCCTGGAGCTGTTGGTCCCTGTACTTTTGGTAGTCGACAGCCACGATCAACTTCGCGGCTTCGATGTCCTCGGGCACTTCCCGAATTGCACCAGCCAGTTTGTTGGCGGGCATCTGATTCAGTTCATCGAAGCGCTTCTTCACCGGATCTGGATCGTAGGTGAGACCCATCAACAGATCCTTGCCGTGACCCTGCGCGAGCAGAATGGGGTCTGGCTTGAAGGCGAAGGGGTGCTCTCCTCGGAACTTGCCAGTGCACGAGTCGCAGGTCCCGTCGAAAGGGGGAAGAGCTGAGCCCTTCTTCCCGCAGTCCTTGCAAACGTAGTAGGGCGCCGCGAGGAACTCCTTGGCGAACTCGAGCGGCGGGGGCGCGTAGGTGATGTGCTCGAAGAGCAGGCAGGCAGCCACGTACCGGCCGATCTCGTCGCTGAACTCCTCTTTGCGGATGGCGTTCGCCATGTCTACACCCGCCAGCAGGAAAGAGGCGTCTGGTGGTTGCATCACGTCGAGCCGTGGGACCGTACCGTTGAGCGCGCCCAGTGTCTTCTCGAAGATTTCCCACTGCTCCCAGAACGCATCGGTGACGTGCATGCTCTGGACAGCCAGGATCTTCAGACGATTCACCTCAGCAATGGAGGTCTTGAAGGTCTGCTCGATCTCGAAGAAGAGGGTCTCCGGCAGCCACCCGAACCACCCGAATTGGAACTGCCGAAGCAGGGCCAGATCGAGAACGTAAGGGTGAGTGTCTGGATTGGAGAAGAGGTTCTTCGAGGTGACCGGCTTCAGTGGTGGCTCACTGAATGCAGCTGGCGCAGTGGGTGCCGGAGCAGCAGTCTGTTTCTCTTCCCCGACCAGCCCTCGGTAGAAGTCATCCTCCCGTTTCGACACCAGCCCTCCTAGTGCCGAGTCAGTAGATGTTTGCCAAGGCTGTAGGCGCTCGGTGCCGCAAGCACACCCAGACCAGCCACCTCGGTTCTTGCCTTCTTCTTCTCGTCCACCTTCTTACCCCGAAGCTCATCGATGCTGGGCTTGGCGAGGATGCCGAGACCTGCAAGTTCGGTCAGGTGACCAGCATGGGGTTTCACGGCATCTGCGCCTCGCCGAAGCATCTGAGGCAGGTACATGCCCAACTTTGCCATGACCGCGGCGCGAGTCTCCAGGTAGTCGAGCGGTGTGTCCGCGTCGGCGACCTGGATGCGCCGAAGCTCATCGGAGAACGCCGCAATGGCAATCTTCGTCAGCATGTCAGTCTGCTTTGACGCCGTAGTCGGTCACGTCCAGGTTCGCGTCCGCCAGGCGAGCCATCACCAGCTGCCCGCGTGGTGACAGCTTCTCGAAGGTCTCCTTCGGCTTGTCCCGCATCTTGTCGGCGGTGTCATCGCCGAACATCTTCTTGATCTTGTCCCGGCCATTCCAGGCCAGCTCCTCGAGATCTTTGAGGCGGATGAAGACACCAACGTTGTTGTAGGTCCAGTTGCTGTCGTCCGCAGCAAGCTTCTCGACCGAGGGACCAAAGGTGGAATACCAGGGGTCCATCACCTGCGAGTCCCAGTGCCAGCGCAGGTTGGTGATGTTGTCGAACTCGTTCAGCGCTTCGGCAAAGGTATCTGGCGAGACCTGTGCGCGCTTCTCGAGCAGGACGTTGAGGGCGGGGTGGAACTCCTCGTTCACCAAGGCACGCCGGCTACCCACGTGGGTGTCGACATCGGAGGCGTAGGTGCTCGAGGCGTAGCGGTCGATCTGCTCTGGGACATCCATCCCCAGCTCGTTCATGCGCGAGGCCAGCTTCACACAGAACTCGCGCCGGTCGCGTGCGTGGACTTCTTTCCAGCGGCTGGTGAAATACTCCGCGGCCGTCTTCACCTGGTCCATGGCGTCGACCGGATACTTGTCCCCGAGCAGGGTGTGCTCCGGGGGGATGTGGTCGGCTTGGACCATCTCGTTCGGGTCCCACCCGGTCACATCGACGTACCTGAACCCACGCTCCCGGGTGCGCACCTCACCGGGCGCGTCGCCGAAGGCGCCGGCTGTCTTGGTGAGGCCCGCCTTCTTCTCTTTTTCCTTGTTGGTCATGGCCGGGATCGTCATCCAGTTCTGGCCCTGCACACCGTTGGCGTTGGTGCGCTGAGCGACGTCTGCGAGGCCCCCGTCATGCTCACCAAGGCGAGGCATGGTGCTGGCCTCGTTCTTGTGCTCCTTGCCGCTGAAGTTCATTTGGATGACCTTCGCGCCCTTGGCGTAGGGCTTCTGGCTCTTGCCCGAGACGCCGTTGCCGATCTCGGCCGCCTTCTCGAGCTCGGCGGGTACGCCCAGGCCGTAGTGGTGGCAGGCATCGATGAGATTGGAGGCCGCCACCTTCACCGCCTCCCGCGGCAGCAGGTGGGCCTGCTTGAGCAGGTAGGCGACGTCCAGGGCGACGTTGCCCTTGTCCACCATGGCGAACTTGCGCAGTTTCCGACCCCCGTCAACCAGCACCAGGGCGAAGCGGTCGTCTGCCAGCTTCA